TATTCAGTTGACCTGATACGAGCAACATACCACTCAAAATATGCTCGACCCCAGAAAGCAGCACTATAGATAGATGTCCTAATGTTGCTCTGGAAATCATTGTCATCTGCACCTTTGAAAAACCACATAGGTATTTCTTCAATCAACTCTTTAGGCAGTGGTGCCGCATAGAGAGCTTTTGAACCCCCAAAGGGGTTGGGTACAAAATGACGACGAAGGAATGTCAATTGGTCCAAAGGATAAAACTTTTGACAACTAGTTTTGTCTGGCGCTGTTGCTTTAATACCACAGACAGACAAAATAGGAGGTATGGTTTCTCCATTGAACCAAACACAATCCTTCGACACAGTACAAATAAAATCATCACCATAAGCGTGCGCAATGCAGTTTTGACGATAAAAGTCTCGTGTCACGGGACGTCCATTTTCACCAGCAAGTTTAATCCATGCATAGTACAAGAGCAGCCAATTTGCAATAGTATTGTAGATTGTTGTCATTGTACAACCTGATGGATTACCTTGATGGTATTTGTAGACAACCCCGTCAATCACAACAAAGTGATTAAAACTTTCAATGCCAGAACACTCAATACGCCGCGCATCATAGGGATAATAACAACTTGCAATGCACTTTGAAACGGAATCAAGCAGAACAAGTGACTCAGAAGCATCAAAACCCGAGTAGTCAAAACCAAAATGGTGACTACCCATGTTAATATGCTGATGAATCATCTCATTCCACTCTAATCCCTCGGGGTTGATACCATACGCATGTTGTAACTTCAAACGCGCATCCTTAAACTGCTTGATAAAGGTAAGAAATAACATACGATCTGCTATAACTTTCTCCATCGGTCCAGCTGTAAAAATGCGGGTTTTAGCTTCCAACACTCGCTCAATATCACGGCGCTCATCTTTCAATGTGCCCCGAAATAAAGCCGGTTTTATCAACCCCAAATCTCGCGCATCGCAAATCTCTTGCACCGCATCGACGACCTCCTGTTTGGGCACATAATGTCCATCCACGAAGTCGAAATAAGCCGTCTTCCCAGCAGAACCCGAAGGTTTTTGCCAGGACCACGGCAAACCTGGTGAAGTATCCATTGCCATACGACTAGCTTGACCATACGCATTGGTTTCACCATCAATTGAGTCTTGAATACCAAGCTGAAAACACGTATTAATGTGTGCAGCTAGGTCTTGCTTGACCCAATCAATAGCAACATCCAAAAACGCAGGATCAAAGTAGCCTGGTTCACACCACTTCTTATTAACAGCCTTTTGCAATGCAACCTTATTTAAAACAGCCGGTTTCGTTGTAACCGGATGATCAAAAAGTGTTGCATTTTCAAGCTGAATAGGAGACGGGCGAATTTCAGATGGAGGAATAGACATAACACCAGGTTTATCCCAATGCTCATAAATTCCTATCGAAACACAATCGTTAACAATCTTAGTTGAGTGGGAACACTCTTCCTCCTTGTCAACAACAGGTGGATAGGAATCAAAACCATGACACTTCACGTCAGAAGTCATGGACTCAATCAAACCACGGGTAACCGGCTGAAAGTAAGTATGTTTACCATTCTCACTTCCAGCAACGTATATACCCGCAATCCGAGATTGTCCATCTTCCTTCACGAGAAGCAAAGAGCCACAGTCCCCTGAAACAAGCTCTGGAATGACAGTCTTATAAAGTTCAGCTGTATATTCACGATACTGATTATCTGAATATGTAAGCTGACCAACTGACTCAATATTACCACATGGAGCCGCTATAGTGACACGTGGATTACCTTTCCATTGACCTATCCTAGGAATCAAAGCGAGACCCTTTGGCTTACGGAAATACCCTACATCGAGTAAATTCCTAGCCAAGTGGCCAATCAATGATCTCTGAACAGGCAAATTTTGAAAAGTGATCAACATACCATCAGACTTCGCAAGATTGAATTGAGCCACACCTTTAGCTGTCTGAAAAGAACGAATATTCTTCTTAGGAACTGTTTCTTTAAAGCTAATTGTATCCGTATCAACTCCAAAAGAGTAATAGTCACACACCTCTGTTGCCAACAAATGGGAAGGTATCATAACTGTTCTACCAGTTATTTGTATCCCATACATTGTCAAAGTGCGTCCACTATTACTATAATAAGTGACACGGACCATCTGCTTTGCAAAACGGTCCAAAAGGATATCCGTTTCCATTGGTGGAACATCAAACTGACAAGTGTCAGTTGGATTACCACAATCATGATCCTCATTACGCTCTTCACAAACTAAATCATTCCAATCTATGTCATCCTCCCAATCAAGGGCATGTGATTTAGCCAATTTGCGACGGCGTGATGAACGAGTTGTTTTACGTTTACTGTCTTCATACTCCTGATCAACAACATATTCACGACGAGACACACTATACTTCATACGCTTACCATGCTTATCATAGTAAGAATGACCCTCCTCAGAAGAGCGCTTTTCCAGGCCCTGCCTCTGAATAGAGTCAATCATATGTTGTATCTCGTCAAGCGAACATGCTTCAGCTTTAGGAGCACGAAGACCACGTAAAAACTCAATTATCGATGAAAATATCGCAACAATCATACTGACAACTATTTGACAAACTGTCAGAAGAACAAAAGTAACCATAAAAGTCCAACAAAACGCGCGGACAATAGTCTCGAGCGTTGATTGAACCCTTATTTTCGATTCTTTTGCCAACTCCAACAACTTCTCATACTCATCAGTATAAATGTGATCAACAAACAACGGTAAATTAGCTAAAGGAAGACGAATACGGGTTCCCGTTCTCGTCGGTCCTTCAGCAAATCCATTTATTGAACCGTCCTGGTTTTCACCATTACGCTCAATATGCCATCCACGCATGGTAAGCCACTCCAAACAACCTTCGCTCTTCTCATTAATGGTGTATGTTTCATAAACAAAACACCTATAACTCGCAGCTAGCGAAACAATCGCAGGAAGCAACTCCTCATCCGTGGAAATATTAGGATCAAAACTCAAAGAAACTTTATTATGATACCATTTATCAAAAATCTTTCGGGTAGTACCAAACTCATAATTCTTAAGAGTACGGAGATAATTCACTTCAAAGTGAACCAACTCATCTAAACTCTTTATCTCATGAATCTGTATACCATCCAAACCTTTCGACGAATAGGTACCACGCAAACAATCTCTTTGAGCAGGGACTGGTTTTTCCAATCTAATTGGAAAAACCATATCAAAAACATGCCTAAAGAAAGACTTGCCTGTATCCAGAATTATTTCTGGCAAGACAACTCTCTCTCTATTCTGTTCCTGAACAGCAACAACTGTATCTATATAATGTTGCGCTTGCGGACTAACATTCTTAGCATACTTCTTCCCACTCAGTGAAACGAGTGGTACACGACCTATGCCAGGAACATCAAACCATTCAAAATCTGGATCTTCCTCCCAAGGAACCTCCAAATTCAACTTACATAATGGATCCCCTCTGTCGTGCACTGCACAACCATAAAGGGGTTCATTGCCCTCAAGAGGGGGCAAGGGAACACACTCAACTTCCGCCACGTGTGCCCTCGCCCCATCTTCAACAACACTACGTGATGCAATCGCTCGTCGCAGACGAATGTTGGCAACACAGTGTTGCACAAGCTGATCAATATCAGTTTCCTGATATTCACCACGAGCCTTGCGCTTCTCACCATTTTCACCAACAAACTCCATCTCCCAACGAGCCATCTCATCAGTACTATGAGGATATATCCTATCAACCGGCAAATTCTTAACGGCCGTACCAGACGGCTTCATAAGCATATGATCCGGTCGATGTAGATACATCTGCAGATGGGATCGATCGGTGCGCGCACCTGTTGGGATGTACGTACCATTCGTTCCTGCAACATCAAAATTTGGGAAGCCGGGTTTCCAGCAAAACAAACAATGAAGATGCATACGCCTAAGCAAGGCGGCTCGATCAACTGTACCTGATTCTGGATATGCTGTATTCGAAGTACAGATAACCAGTTCAGATGTAAATCGAGTCCCTTTCTCAGGTATTGACGCCATAGACAAAGGGAAAACAGAAGGTGAAATGAGACCAAGCCATGTAGTATCCTCCTCGCAAACTTTATCTTGTTTGCGATTTGGATTATTAAAAGCTTCTTCACATTTACATATAGGTTGATTCGTATAGTTATCCCAATGCTTGAGCAAACTATTACGATCATACTTATATGAACCTTCCTCAAACTCTTTGGGCCACAAAATCTTTGCAACCCGCTTAGCAATTTCCTCTGCTATAGACGTTTTACAAATTCCAGGAGGACCCGCAATATACAACACAGTTGGCTCAACACGAGATAAAGTATTACGCTTATGAACTGCCGTAACGACAGCCTCATAAGCCTTTAAATATCTCTGTGAAAAGTAAACACGATTAATATGCGGATACTCTGGAACACTTGCTAAAATCCGAAGAACACCATTACAATGTGCAAGAAAATCTTGATACTCACTCAACTTTTCATAAAGCTCAGGACGTGCAGCCATCTGGTTGCACGTAGCATAAACTTCGTCAAGTCGTATCAAAAGAATGGGCACATCCTTAATGGTAGTTCTTGCTTGTTCAGCAAGATCAAATCTCTGCAATATCTTATCGATTGTACCATTTGATCGGTAAGCAGCAAGGTATCGCAGGAAACCAATAATAAGCTCTGTCAATTTTGTAATTGCAGACTTACTACCCTTCTTAAACAGGTCTTTACACCCGGTTAAGTCGGCCATACGAAAGAAATTGGTAACCAAAGAAGAGCTAACCGATCCAGTAAAGAGTGTCGAAAGCAAAGTGAATAGGACGGTGACAAAGGGTTCAACCTTATCACCACCTGCATCACTATTACATCGAGCTCCCTTCTGGAAGATAGCCATAAATTTAGTCGCCAATGTCTGTCCATATGCGGGTATCAAAACAAGCCCTAAGAGTGAAGCCCACTGTAAAGTGGTTTCACACAAAGGTGCAAGATTTGAAAAACAAAAAGCAAGCGAAGCAACCTCAACAATTTTAAGTATATGCTTAAAAGAGTCGAGAACTTTCTCAGTTGTGACTTCTAATTTCTCATAGAAGTCATCAACCCGCTTGCTCAAAGAACGACCAATCATCGCAAGACACGCATGTAAAAAGCCCATAACTCCTTTTTCGGTGAGCTTATTCATCACGTATCCTCCGGTGATCAATCCTGTGACAAAGCCAAACGCCAACAAATCAAGTGATCCAAAAACATGAGCCTTTGGACCAGACAACTGTCGGCGAAAAACTTTCCCACAATCACGCATGAAAATTCTATCCAAAACATTCTGTGTAACCACTCGACCCCTCAAGAAAAGAGGTTTCTCTCTCTGGTGGGTCCAATAATACACATGCTTTGGAATAGAACAATCGTCATAATTGCTCCAAACACGAGGTTGCCAATCAACCTTGGGCCAATCTACAATGTAGAATGACTCAAAGCGAGTAACAAGATCAGACATATCTGAAGCAAAACGCACTTCACGTGCAGCCTTCCTTGGTGAAAAGGGAGGTTCTTGCATAACCACATCACTATCAAAAACTCGTTGAGTTGCCATAGTAAACACAAAGATTCGTTGAATCGACAATACAATTCTCGTTGAGAATAATCACGATGTGATAATCACTGGCTGTGAATTAAAGTACGTTGTACTAAAATGTTCATATACGTTGTATATGCA